TTCGTCTGTCCAGCAAGTTCAACGGATTCGGATACCCTCTGCTTGCGTGCGTGCCTCGATTCCGCGAAGACATTCCAGTCATGGTGTTCTTCCGTGCCTTGGGTGTGACTTCGGATGCCGACATCGCAAAGTTAGTTTGGGAATCACTCGATGACCCACACATTGAACTCTTGTCTGCGTCCTTCCGTGACTGCTCTGAACTTGGAGTGTTCAGCCAAGACGAAGCTGTGTCGTATCTGTCGAACCACCTTCAATACGGAACCAACCAAGAGGACAAGTGTGCGTATGTCCGTCAACTCTTGGGAAGCGAGTTCTTACCGCATGTCCGCTTCATTGGCGAGAACGCACCACTCGGTATCTTGAATGCTCGTAAGTGCATGTTGGCTGCAAGCATGATTCGCAGACTCATCTTGACTGACCAGAAATCCATTGCATTGGATGACCGAGATGCATATCCTAACAAGCGAGTGGTAACTACAGGTGCTTTGTTGACTCACTTATTCCGACAGCTGTTCCAGAAGGTCTGCAATGATACGCGTAACGAGTTCGTGCAGGAAGTCAATAACGATAGCTGGAAGAAGGGAGAAGAAGGTCCTAAACCGATGGAGATTCTTAACATCAACAATCTGTATAAAATCTTGAAGCTGTCGACCATTGAAGGCAAGTTGAAGCAAGCACTTGCTACCGGAAACTTTACGGTTCAAGGTCTTGGAACCAGTAGTAGCACCAGTTTATCGAATGCGACCAAAGTCGGTGTCTCCCAAGTCTTGGCGCGTATGTCCTACACCAGCACACTCAGCCACTTGCGTCGTATTCAAACACCGGTGGAGAAATCCGGTAAGTTGTTGGCACCTCGTAAACTCCACGGCACTTCGTGGGGATTCGTGTGTCCAGTTGAGACTCCAGAAGGTCATTCTGTAGGTATTGTGAAGAACATGAGCTTGCTGACTTCCGTCTCTCAACACATTCCAACCAATACACTGCTTCACTTTCTTCAAGACCATGGAAACTTGACCTGGATTGAAACTCCTCATGTCTACGAAGGCACTGCAGTCACTTTGAATGGAGTCATTATCGGATACACACAAGCACCCGATACACTTGTGAAACGATTACGCACAGCCAAGCATTCCTTCCGATTACATCCACACACTTCCATCGCATGGTATACGCTTCTCAATACCATCATCATTGAGACGGATGCAGGACGATTGGTACGACCTGTGTTCCGTAGAGGATGTGAATGGCCTGCAGTGGGTGCTGATTGGACCACCTGGATGAAGAGCTGTATTGAATACATTGATGCATCGGAAACCGAGACACTTCACATTGCGATTTCCAAAGAGCACGCAACACCACAGCATACGCACTACGAGATTCACCCAAGCTTGATTGTTGGACATATGGCAAGCAGCATTCCGTTGTCTGACCACAATCAGTCTCCACGAAACACCTATCAGTCTGCGATGGGTAAGCAGTCGATGTGCGTCTACGCAGGCAACTATGCGAAACGACTTGACAAGAACGGCTACTTGTTGTGTAGCTTGACTCGTCCCTTGGTGGAAACACGACCTATGAACATCTTGAAGATGCATGAGATGCCGTATGGAATGAATGCGATTGTCGCGATTGCGTGTTATGGTGGCTACAATCAGGAGGATTCGATTATCATGAATCGAAGTTCAGTCAATCGTGGCTTCATGCGTGGACTCTACTACACGATGTATAAGGACGAAGAGCATCGTAATGTGACCTCGGGTCGTGAAGAAAAGTTCATGAAACCCATGCGACACAATACTCGCAAGTACAAGACTACAAGCTACGATGCAGTGGGAGACAATGGCATTCCTATCTTACACTCCACACTTCAAGAGAACGATGTGGTGATTGGAAAGGTTGTCAATCTGCGTAACGATACTGCGGGCTATACCTATCGTGATGCAAGCACTACACACAAGAACACTGAACCTTGCAGAATTGATGGAGTGTGGCAAGACAAGAACAGCGATGGTTATCCATTCATCAAAGTGCGCGTTGTATCTGAACGCGTACCACAGATTGGAGACAAGTTCTCTTCCAGACACGGACAGAAGGGAACGGTTGGAATGTTGTTAGACGAAGAAGATATGCCCTTCACTGCGTCTGGATTACGACCGGACTTGATTATGAACCCTCACGCAGTTCCTTCGCGTATGACGATTGCTCAACTGATGGAGAACATCTTTGGTAAAGTGGGTGTGCGTAAAGGAACACTCGGTGATGGAACTCCGTACAGCCACTTGAAGGTCGAAGACTTGCGTAAACATATGTTGGAGTTAGGATTGCATCCCTACGGCAATGAGATTCTCTACAATGGTCAGACCGGTGAAATGATGCAGGCTGAAATCTTCATGGGTCCTACCTTCTATCAGAGGTTGAAGCACATGGTGATTGATAAGAAGCATAGTCGAGGTAAGGGACCGATTGTGAGCTTAACACGACAACCGTGTGAAGGACGCAGTCGAGATGGAGGTCTTCGTGTAGGTGAGATGGAACGCGATTGCTTACTGAGCCACGGTGCCGCGGCATTCACGAAGGAACGCTTGATGGATGTCTCTGACCCGTTTCCAACAGGTATCTGTAAGACCTGTGGAACACTTGCAGTGGTGAATGAGGATGAAATGATATACTCTTGTGGAACCTGTGGGAACAAGACTGAATTTATAATGAAAACGATTCCCTACGCGATGAAGCTGTGGATGCAGGAGTTAGAAGCGATGCATATTGTCCCCCGGATGGTTCTGCAATAAGTGGTATTCGCTCTGCAATGAAGGTATTATGAAGCCCCCACGCCAAGCAACATAAGCCTGTGAGTGTAAATATAACCATGACGCCAGCCGCTAATGCTTGGTCTTCATCCATATATAGTAGTGTTTTTCATATTGTAAGTGCTATTCCCATGGAGTAATAACATCCCATGTAGGTGTTCCAGTCCAACCATCATAATACAAATACGATACAGATAAGAGTGCTTCGGGTAAAGTAGTTACATTGTCTCGAATCTCGATAATCATATCTGCAACCCGTTTATATCGTTTTGGGATGAGCTCTGGCTTTGTACACGCATAATGGTCTGGATTCCAGCGAATAAAGTAAACAGGAAGACCTCCATAGGACTGTGTTATATTGACCATTCGAGTCTGTTCACAGGAACATTGTCTATCACGATGCTGATGTTCGTCGCATTCTAGAATAACAACTTTATCACCAAAATCAAATGTGCGGTCAGGTCGTTCTCGTCCACACGCACCATGCTCAATAATAATGTCTGTTGAATCACCTTTTAATCCACGCTTGTTCAGATAGTCCATAAGAGCATTCTGTTTTACGAGTCGATTCGTTTCAAACCTTTTTGTATCACAATATTCACATTTATTGTTTTTGTCCAACACCATAACAAGTTGACACGAGACACACGCGCGTTCTATGAGGTTTTCATCGTCTTCCTCTTTGTGGACTTCACAATGTCGAGGAATAAAGTTTTTACCATAGAATGCAGGTTTACGACACTCTACACATTTTGCCTTTGGACGCGTGATCATTCCCGGCTTTCGGTGGCGACTACATCTTGTTTTCTTGTTACCAGGAATGCCATAGGACGCTTGAGACTCACAAGATTCGCATATCGGGTTCATTACATCCACCATCCCAGGCTCCTTATGTTTCGTACAAAAGCGACCTTTACCGCCCGGTATATCGTAGTATTTTGACTTACTTTCACACCCTTCATGTTGACATCCCTTCCCAATAACACAAATCATTCCCTCCTTGGAGTGTGCATTACAAAACTCAGGTACCATCCCTGGATAATTATAAGACGGTTGAATGTAACATCCATTATGTCCACATGACCGTGCAAACAAGTTCTTCATACCTTCTTCTGCATGAGATTTGCAGTAGGTAGGTGATTTAATACCAAAGCTTGCAGACTTTTTACACCCTGTATGTTTACATATTCGAACTCGAAGATTCACCATACCCTCCAACTTATGGGTTGCACAATGGAGTGCATTTGTTTGTCCAGGATAGTTGTAACTCGGTGTAACTTTACAATCACCTGTAATACATGAACCTCTATTACACATACCAGGCTCCTTGTGTTTTGAGCAAAACCGTGCAGGTGTCCCTTTCATGGAATAGTTTGCACGAAGATTACATCCATCGTGTTCACAGGTATTACTTCGAACATCCACCATTCCCGGTTCGGCATGTGTCTTGCAGAATCGACCTTTTCCACCTGGAACATCAAAGTTACGGCTGACAGCATCACAACCAACAAATGTACATCGAACACTTACTACATTCGTCATTGTTGACAATGCATGGTCTTTACAGAAGCGACCTTTCCCACCCGGAACATCAAATACCCGTGAAGTGGAAGTACACCCTTTATATTCACAGAGTTTGTTGACAACATTCACCATCCCAGGAAGTGCATGTTTTTTACACCGGGTCCCTTTTCCACCTGGACACGCAAACACCCGTGAAGTAGATGTACATCCTGAATGTTCACAGAGTTGAACCACAACATTCTTCATAGTAGGCTCTTTATGACTTCGACAGAAGCGAGCGGTATCGTTACCATAATAGGCCATCTTTGGACACGACTCGCATGTGGGCATTATGATATATAAATATTTTCTTGTTAAAATCGCTCCGCGTCGCTTCATCTTTTTTTTTCGTGTTGCGAATCAACATAACAATGGGTGGTGGTCTTTTACAACTTGTCAGCTACGGTGCGCAGGACATCTATATCTCTGGTAATCCCCAGATTACCTTCTGGAAGGTGCTTTACAAGCGTCATACCAACTTCGCCATGGAATCCATTGAAGTCACCTTCAACGGCCAGGCCGACTTCAACAAGCGTGTCACAGCGGTTATCAACCGTAACGCCGACTTAATGTACCGAACATATGTTCAAGTCGTTCTCCCAGCAGTCGACCTCACTGCCGGTGGCACACAATTGAACCGATTCCGATGGCTCAACTACATCGGCCACAGACTCCTCAAGGTCATTGAGCTCGAGATTGGTGGTCAACGAATTGACAGACAATATGGCGACTGGCTTCAAATCTGGACCCAGCTCTCCCAGGATGCAGGTACCATTGCAGCCCTTGATGACATGATTGGCAACACTCATGACCTCGTTCTCATGAAGGACCGAAAGGGTTATGCCTTGGATGCCTCTTGCGCCGGTGCCGAACTCACCAACTCTTGTGCTCCTCGTGCAGGCACACCAGCAAAGACCCTCTACATCCCACTCCAGTTCTGGTTCTGCAGAAACCCAGGTCTTGCTATTCCATTGATTGCCCTCCAGTACCACGAGGTCCGTATCAATGTTGAGTTCGAACAATGGATTAACTGCTGCTACTATGAGCAAATCAACAATAATGCTCCAGCTACATCCATTCAATCACTCACAGCTGCCTCCCTCTACATTGACTACGTGTATTTGGACACTGAAGAGCGACGACGATTCGCCCAACAGACCCACGAGTATTTGATTGAGCAACTCCAGTTCACTGGTGCCGAGTCCATCACATCCTCCTCCAACAAGATACAGCTCAACTTCAACCACCCAGTGAAGGAGCTCATCTGGGTTGTCCAACGAGATTCCTTCGTTGACTGCACACCCAACCAGAACTTCATCCAGGAGGTCAATGGTTGCCAGCCATTCAACTACACAGATGACTTTACCACTGAGGGTATCGTCATGGATGTCCTCGCCCGTGGTTCCCTCGGTGGCGGTGCAACTACCATTGTGGTTCCTACCACTGCAAACGATGGTCCTTCTGGTCCTTACCTCCCAGGTATTGGTATTGCTGCCGGTCCTTCCCTCAACGGTGCCTCTTGGTTGGACAGCGACTCCAACTTGGGCGACGAAGTCTTCGCAGACACCACCAACTACCTCCTCGCCAAGGTTATCCTCGATTCAGGTGTTCGATGCTCAGGCAAGAACCCAGTCGAGGTCGCCAAGCTCCAGCTCAACGGCCAAGACCGATTCACAGAGCGCGAGGGACGATACTTCGACCGTGTTCAACCATACCAACACCACAGCCGAACTCCACAGGTCGGTATCAACGTGTATTCCTTCGCACTCAAGCCAGAGGAACACCAGCCATCCGGTACATGCAACTTCTCACGTATCGACAAGGCAACTCTTCAACTCACTGTTTCAGTCAACACAGTCCGCTCTGGCCGAACTGCTCAAGTCCGCGTCTATGCAGTTAACTACAACGTTCTCCGAGTTATGTCAGGTATGGGCGGTCTTGCATACTCCAACTAAACGTAGTATAAATTAAATAAGTAACAAGGGGAAACCCACCACTGTGTTTGGAAACCCAATAACAGTTGTGAAATTTACTTTTGCATAACAAATACTCCAATTCCGTTCCACCATGTTGTTTTTGCAAGGTTCATCTCGGTATGTGAGTCATTCCATGTAAGACGAGTTTCTTGCTTCCATAACACATGAATTCCACTATCGCGAATAGCACGCTCTGTACCGTTTCGAACTTCAGGTGCATTCCAATCGTCGACTACCCAGATAAAGGTGTCGTCTAAACATGGCAAATACTTCATCAATGCGTTGTATTGTGCATCCTCACTGTGATAACCGTCATACATGTATATATTGAATTTGTGTTGCTTCAGACTTTCAATCAATTCAGTATTCCAACAATCGGATTCAATAAACGATGCATTGTTTGAACCCTTGAATCGGTTAAACACTTCTGTGAACTCTTGTTTTGGGCCACCAAACTCCGACCAATTGTCAATCGCAATGCATGTATCCATAGTATTGTGACACATTGCAGCAGCTGTCGAACTTCCTTTCCATGAACCTATCTCTAAATATCGAGTATTCGGCATTGCACATAGGTTGTTGTAGAAATGCCTCGTATATGTACCAGACATACCTGGCAACTTCACAATCTCTTGTGTAATCTTTGATTGGCCTCGTTCGGCCTTGTGGTAGGCATCATCAACATGCTGTATCAAATCCATCATTTATAGTGTATATTAGTTGTTAAATATCTAAGTCGAACGATACTATCAAGACTGAGTATGTGAATCAAAATAAACGTTGATTTTTGAGAAGGATGTCACCTCCGAAGTCATGAACCACCGACCAATCGCTTCCAAATAACGCAAGGAGTGGTTCGCGGTTTAATTGACCTTCATATAAATCCGTTGCGTATTCCGTATAGACATATCGAGTACGTGATAGTGTATTCGTTGCGCCTGTAAACACGATATCCTCTGCACCTTGAACATCGACCCATATAAAATCGATAATAGTATCCTGAATTACATCGTCCAACCGCATACACTTTACAATTGACTTGTTTGGAAAGGTAACCCATCTATGTGCAGTTAAATGACCTGTAGGTCGCTTGAGAGACGATGAAGAAGACCAATCATTTATACTATGTTTCTCATCAATATATGCCGGACACTTCCCAGAGGACATGTAAAACTCACGTTCTTCGTTCTTGTTTGACAACGCAATTGGGTAGAATTCACAGAGCTTGTCAATTTTGGCATCTGTAATCATTTTGATATTACGAGGATCAGGCTCAAACCCGATGATGCGAGCATCTGGGTGCATTGCACGAAATTTCTCAGTATCTTCGCCAAAGTGCATGCCAATCTCAATAAAGGTCTTAACGTTCAAGTTCCGGATAAACTCGTAGATATCCATTTATCCTTTGTATGAATGACTATCTAAACGGGACAACGGATAGTGCCTGGAAAGTAGTATCCATTAATGTGAATGTTTGGGTCATTAAAAAATCGACTAGGCATCACAATGGTTCGATTTGGGTTCAAGTAAGCTCCCCACCAAGAGAAGGTTGAGTTTGCACAGATTCCGCCTTGAGTACATTGTGCCATTCCTGCAAGACTTTCGAGTTCATCGGCTTCTACAAATGTATATTGAATGGTTGAGAGGAATTCACACTTCTTTGCATATGGCATGTCGTTCGTGAAGATAAAGAAGTGAGTATCTTTTGGAAAGTATTGGATGGCCTTCTGGTAATAACCGTTTTGTAGACCTACATCGTGTAACCGGTGATTCACGTAATCTCCTCCACGAATGTGGAGAAATGCACCTTCACGCTTCGGTACGGATGGTAGAGTTAACTTGCTTGTGAAATCAGAAGGAATATACAACCAGTTCTGAAAATATCCATATAGACATACAGACTCTTCCGATAGGACTTGATTCCAATCATGTTTTTGATACGAGGGTTCATGTACTTCTTTATATGGCTCAAGTAACTTGGGAAGACTCCTCCAATGAGAGAGTATAGATTTAAAGTAGTTTGCATGACTGTGAACTGTAGTTGGAGATACTGTATCAAGAATACAATGTATTCGATTGGTTTCTGATGCGATTGTTTGTCCAGCAGCGAGTTGGAAGAGTTGGTTTCCAAGACCTCCTCCAAGTTGAACTGCTAACATTATTATATACAACAATCTCCATATTTTAAGCTTATATCATCTGGATGCAACCGCAAGATTAAAGGAAGTATTTTATCGATACATCGAAGGAAGAAACTTTAGGTTCATAAAACGAGTCTGACCAAGAGTTCAGAATACAAACAGGTAATCGTTCATACAAATGTGATAACGAGTTTCGTAGAACAACCGGTGTAGCACCACATAGAAGTGCTTCATAGACTCGATGAGTATCTAATCCAGTTCCCTCAGGACAGAGAACGAACTTTGAACGGCATATATCATTATAATACTCAGGAACGGTCAAGTTCTGCTTTGTAACTACACGTGGGTCATGTTCAAACGCCTTGATACAGTCATTGCGTTTCGATGCATTGGTCGTAGTGGTAAAGTTTAGATAAATCTCAATGTCTCTTTCAACTGAACATGTGAAAGACTCTAGAAATGGAAGTTGACGGTCTACGAACCCTAATGGAATCGTAGTCAGTAATGGATGTCGTATAGTTGTATTGATTGCGTAAATCTTCACCGCATGGGGTAGAAGTGAGCGTAGTTCATACTCACCAAAGGAACGGTCTGTATTGTGAATTACGAATGTGAACTTTTTAACTGAAAACATGGGTAAATGACGTGCAAATCCAATCAGATAATCACCGTTGATAAAAACCCAATCACCAGAGGATGCTTTTGAATACTGAAACGGTTCACGACCCGGATAACGAGTGTCTACAACCCATCGACAACGTTCTGAAAACGACTTACCTGAAATCATACTTGTAGTATACAACACAATGGTAAACGCCTTTTCTTTTTGTCTATATAACCCTCCAAACCCGCGATATTATACGGGTCTTTTGGAAAACATTGAATTGATTCAAAAGCACTTTCCTACAGCATATATATTTGTCTACATTGGGAACGATGTACCGGTCGAGTTTATCATTGAACTTCGTGTTCGTAAGAATGTCGTTCTTCGATTCACGAAAGAAACTGGTCCAGTCAATATGATTCATCGTTTCTTTGCAATTGATGAAGACGGTGTAGATATTATGTTTGTTCGTGATGCAGATAGTCGAGTGCATTGGAAAGACCGATGGGCTATCAAGGAGTTTCTCAATCACCCTACTGCCAAGTTCCATTCCATTCGAGACAATCCAGAACATGCAACTGCAGTTATGGGAGGATTATGGGCGATGAAGAAGATGGATGGGATTCATATTCAATCCTTATATGCTCAACATAAAGCTTCAGACCCAAAGGGTCATGGTATGGGATTAGACCAAGACTTTCTGATTGATTGCGTCTATCCAAGGGTTACCAATGTTATGTTGATTCATTCGAGTCAAACTTGGAGGTTTCGTCCATTTGAGACACTCGTTCCCTTTCCATTTACCTACACTAATGACATCTACTGCGGTCGGGTTGAAGCAATTGTCTATAGTGAACCAACGGCTCCTGCTAATGCGTTTCAGAACACTCCTAAACCTACTAACATCCTTACAACTCTTCATCGAAGCAGTCACTTGTCAAAATTATATTGAAGACTAAACAAATGACAACTGGTTCACGCGCACAAGTCATGCATGGCACAGCCGATAAAACCCCTGGTGGACTCACCAAGGGCGACCTCAAATACAACAAGGCAGGACGTATTGTCTCGCGTAAGAAGTCTATGAAAGCCAAGAAGGAAAATCGATTGGTCAAGCTTGGCTTCAAGACACGCAAAGGCAAGTTTGGTTTGGTGAAGAAGGGTAAGAAGGAGTAACTTCTTTACACAGTATAATGGGATTCGCTTTGTTTGGAACACCACTTTACCTCAATGAGAAATGCATAGTGTTTTCGGCATTTGTCCTTGCGGTGTATTTCATGCCTCATCAGAAGGCGTGGCAGCATGAAGCAGTCTTTGCATTCATTCTTGCGATGACTGCGTATGTCTTGATGGCATGGTATGACTACATCTACGACTGCAACGATAAGCTCGGACCCACTTTCTTTGGAGCCTTGATTGGCTGGTTCAAACCCTATGGTGGAGTGCCTCCTGAATATCCTCCACTTCCCATCAAATACAAGAAGATTGTCGCTGCCTTTGATGTCATTGTCTTGGTTGTCTTGTTGTCGTTAGCGTTCTATCCTTACACCGGACGACTTCTGAAATACTATTTGTATTGATAGAGTAATGGTGGATCCAGGCACTGCTGCAATACTTGTTTTAAGTACCATTACCGGCATATCCGGCTATGGTGCGTGGAAATTGAACGCAAGACGAGGTGCTTCCATCAATGAGGAAGTCGAAGAGAGGGTTAAAGCTATTAAAGCATTGTCTGCAGCAACAGACAAAGCCAGATTAGATGCAGAACAAGAAGTTCAAAGCCTCAAAAAGGAACTCACTGCATTGAAAGAGGCTGAAAAGAAATTGACGTCTGAAAAAGATAGATTGTCTAAAGACCTAGATACTATGAGTGAACCTGAAAAAACCTATCGTGGATTGATACCTGGTGCATTTAAGGAGGCTATCCAACATTTCATGAAGAAGCCTGAAATTGAGAAACTCGGTGACCTAAAAAAGGTTTTTGACCCACTTTTGTCACGATATTCCCTGTCTCGTGGAACAGCTGAATCATTGTATAGGAAGGTAGAGACTGTAGTGGGTAAAGATACTATGTTACCCAAGCCAGAGTTTGATGCACTGCTTCTTAAATCGCTTAAGGAGGGTCCTAGTTTATTTGAAACAAAACAATCAAAGGAAGCTGAAGATATCAGACTTGCCAAATTGAAAGGAGTTGCACTTGCAGAAGCAAAGAAAGAAAAAGCTAAAGCGATTCAACTCAAACAAGACGAAGAAAAAGCTAAATTGAAAGAGGAAGCTATGGCGATAGTAACCAGTGAGGAAGAAGTGAAAGATAAACAACCAGCAGAAGACAAACCAAAGAAGGATGCAAAAACACTTCAAGAGATTGTAGATGAAGCGCTTAAGGCTGCTAAACTTGGACCCTTAACCTCAAACACAGTGTATCAATCGATTAAGAAACCTTTTCTTAAAGGTGTCGATTCGGTCGCACGAGGTGTACAGAAAACAGGTGAAGTACTTCGCACTCCTTTGACTGCATATGAGAAACGTCAAAAACGATATAAGGAAGTTCTTGAACAACAAGGCGGTGCAGATACCTTTGATACCGATGTCTACTACCGATTATTTCACCCCAAGGACGATGATACACCTTATAAAACTCTCGCATATCTGTTTGAAAAGACCTCTACCAAGGATACACTGGCTACCAACATGCTTCCAGTCTTTGAAGCGTTTATGTACTGGAGGTCCAATGTATTGAATTATCCACTTCTTTACAAGCCTGAACTCGTAGGAGCTGCAGAAATATTGTTTAAACTCGTAAACTCTAATCCAGTCAATCCTGTTTTCCAAAACAAAGCGTTGAAGAAAGCCATAGAAGGAGATAAACAGAAAATAGAAGCCAGACGTGGACGAGTCAAACAAATGCAAGGAAAATCAGGTGGAATGCGGAAAAAGAAGTTAAGGACTCGCCGAGGGGTAAAACAAAATGTCAGACGAACTCGTCGTAGCCAAAACCGTCCAAACCGCACCGATACGTACTCTAGCCGAAGGTCTGAAGTCGATGCTAGTGGAGATGAGCTTGGTCTTTGATAAGGATGGTGTTCGAATGATTGCAATGGACAATACCCGAACAGTCTTGACTCATATGCGACTCTATGCAAACAAGTTTGAACATTATGAATACAATCACACCTCTCCGCGTTTAGATGTGGGATTGAATACAGACCATTTCTATCGTGTTGTGAAGACTGTGACAAATGACGATACAATTACGTTTAGTGTTTCCAAAGCAGAGAGTAATCACTTGACCATTACCTTGGAGAACGGAGAGAAGAAGCGATTGGTTAAATATAGGTTGAACTTGTTGGACCGAGACGATAGTGATATTATCATTCCCGAGCGAGAGTTTGCGACCCGTATTACCATGCCTTCGTTGGACTTTCAGAAGATTTGCCGTGACATGACCTTGTTGTCTGCAAAGACAGTGGACATCAAGAATGTCGGTAACGCACTGACCTTCACCTGTAAAGGTCCATTTGCATCTCAGACGGTGACCATGGGTGATTCTGCGTCTGAAATGAACATCAATAAAAAAGAGTCCCAAGAGATTGTCTCTGGAACCTTCAGCTTACCTCACTTGGTGTTATTTACAAAGTGTTCAAACCTTTCGAATAGTCTCGAAATCCATATGAAGAACGATTGGTTCTTGATGATTCGGTATGTAATCGCGAACCTCGGTGATATAAAGCTTTGCTTGATGCCTTGTTCTTCTTAGTCCTTTTACCTCCCTTTTTACGAATTGCGGTATAGAGTTTGCGGATAGCCGCATCCTCTATAGACCCTACACGCACTGCATTTGCAAATCCTTCATAGTCTCCATCACGGGCAAGTTTACGAGCTTTTGTTCCAGACATTGCAGCTGCTCCAGTTCCTTCCGTTCGAGTCAATGCCTTGAACTTGGGTGGAGGAATGTCATGCTTTTTTCCAGACTCCCACATAGCTGCATCGGGTCCAAAGCTCTCTGCTCGGTCCGACCCTGCAAGTAATGTGATATCTGTATATCCTTGTTCACGAAGGTAGTTGTTTGCTTGTACAGGTCCACCGCATTTAGGGTCACATTCTGAAGTATCTACGAACGTAACTCCTTTGGGAAACATCTTCTCGAGTGCGGCAATCTTTTGGGCTGCGGTCAAAGGATTGGATGATTTGGGTGTAGTTGCAGACGAGACAAAAATGAATGCATCTCCTCTTGATTTCATGACTTCCTGAATCATGAGAGCATGTCCAATGGTCGGTGGTTGAAATCGCCCTACTGCAAACACTGCACGTTCTACCATTGTTTCTTATCCAAGTATAAATGTCGGGTCTTCCTCCAAAACACGATACAGTGATGAAGTTCACGCCACGTGAGAACAAACAATTCAATACAGCCAAAACACTACGTGCAGAAGGAAAACATACCGAAGCAGATATCGTAGACTCACGTGTGGCTGATCGTGTGATTGGACGTGAAGAACGAAAAACGCGGCGTATCAAAGAGTTTGGTATTCGGTCGGTTCGTGGAGGCGATAAAGGAGGTGATATTGTCACTCACCTGTTGACGATTCGCAATCAAGTCAAGTTGTATCACTGGCAGACCAAAGAGTTTGCTCGTCATACCGCTACCGATGCATTAACCACCGCCTTGGATTTGAACATTGATGCGTTCGTAGAATCCTATATGGGACGCTACGGTCGACCTACCGTTTCAGGCTCCATCAAACTTCATAATTTCAGTGAATCTGCAGCCAAGTCGTTTGTTACGAAGGAGACCAAATACTTGGAAACCGAGTTACCCAAGAAGATTGGAAAGAACGACACAGACTTGCTGAACTTGCGGGATACCATTTTAGGTGAGTTGACCAAGGTGTCGTATTTGTTCACATTGAACTAACCAATACGTTGAATTGTAACAATAATGGAGGGTATATTTGGGACAGCCGGCGTTCCTCCACTACGAGAAATTGCGACAATTTTTGCATTTGTACTACCGCCAATCATATATAGCTGAAGTATATCTCCTGCTACAAAGGATAAGAAATATTCAGCAGTAAGACATGTTTCTACTCCAGCAGTTACACGAATTCTAGTGTTGCTATCAGGAACTGAAGTTCCATTCACAACTGGAAAAAGCTCAAGTTCATGTGCACCTGACGTTGAATCACATTGTGCCGAAAACATAACACGATAGATACCAGTCGTTGGTATACGAATTTGGCTATTCGGATATGTTCCATTCGATACATTTATACTTCCAATTGTTCGTTCAGAGTATGTAATCGCAGCAGGATTTGTAGTCCCAACAGATTGTGTTGTAGAACTCAAAAAAGAACCAAATAAAGGAGCAACACCGGGTCCAGTACATTCAACTGCAACCGCACGACCTACTCCTGGGATATATCGGTAAAGAGGCGGACCTGTAAGGGGGGGAACACTCATTGTATTACTTTGGGCGAAGATTATGTGCTTTGTACGCGATATCATCTCCTAACTTCATCTTCAAAGTAGGTGAGAACAACTTGCGGTCAGACACAGTGCTGAGGTTGTTCCAGATTTTGATGATGTGGAAGTGTCCTTTGGGCGACACAGTGACTCCGACGACGGATTCGTTGTGTTGTTTCAATAGTGTATTGGCCATGCAGTGAACCATGCAGTCAATCAACACGGTATGAGTGTCGTGTGCGTCGACTTTCTTGGACCATGCGCCACCTTTATCATTTTCGGGTGCGTCCCAGAGTGGACGGTAACCATCACGCATCAGGAAGAACATACCTGAACTCCATGCTTCGGAGGAAATGGCTTCGACGACCGACCAGAATTCGGACGGTGTGTCAAAGGTCAGAATCTTGATGTAGCTTTCGAGCGAGTAATCATTGTTGTTGGGGTCGTGGTACCAAAGTACCCATTTTTGAGAAAGTGTGTCTGTCATTGTGGAGAGGGGGAGATTGATTTAGTTGTGAGTTTTAAATTCGTTTTGAAAAACGGATTCGTGTCCGTCTATAAACTAAACCTTCCCCTCTCTTTCACAATGGATATCACTACTATCTACGCAGCTCGCAACTTACCACGCCCCTCTCTCGGTGACGACATCCTCACCATCATCTCCAAACTCAAAATCTCATTCAAACCTCCCTTCCGTCGTTTCCGACCTGTGAAACGAAATGACGAAGACGACAACTGGCGTAACAATGCATTGGTCGCCGCAATCCGCAAAGTCAAGGAGAAAGACGACCCAGACTACAGCGAGATTATGAGCAACATCAACAAGCTCAGCAAAGCAAACTACAGCAAGTTGATGACCGACTTCTTGGAGCGTATCAAGAAGCGCGACGCACTCTTCCGTCTTCGTGTCACAACCTTGCTGTTCGACTTTGGAATCAAGTCCAACTTCTTCGCACCCATTCTCGCCGATGCGTACAAGGACATCGTAGCCGCTCACCCCGACGCACTTCAAGACTTGTCAACCCAAACTGCGATGTTCGGCACCTTGTACGACACCGACCGCATTGTCATTGTTCCATCCTTCACTGAACCTGGATACGACGATGCAATCATTGCATGGACCAAACAGAAGGAAACCAAGCGTGGCTTTGCAGTCTATGTCTCTGAACTCTACAGCCGTGGTCTGGTCTCTGAAGAAACCATGACTGGATTCTTGAAGACAGTGTTCGATGACTTACGCGACAGTCTACGAGCAGCCAAGACTCCTGCGAACGAAGAACATGTCGACGCATTGGTTCGATTCCTCTTCGCAGTCTCGACCAAGGTTGCGGTCAAGTCGTCCATTCAGCAACTCCTTGCGATTCCTAAACCCGAACTCCCTAGTCTCAGTATGAAGAGTCGCTTCAAGTTGGAGGATGCAGCCAAGGCATCCAAGTAACTCTCGTTCAAATAACGCAGAACGCCTCCTTGCGTCCAGACAAATGTCAACACCTTCTGCAACGGTAATGGTTCAGGCTGCTAAGGTCGCACTCCAACAGGACCGACCCATTTATTTGGATTACTATGAAGACAGTGTCCAGAAGAAGTGCTGTATCGGTGTTCAAGGTACAACCAAGATGTTGGTCAAGTCCGACACAGAGTATACTTCTCCCATTGAATCGATTATGCGTATCAAAGAAGACAATACTTGGATTATCTTGACTGAGAACTCTTTGTATATAGTCTCTGCAGACATCCCTGTAAAGAAGATTGTCTCTTCTACCGAGGCTTAAAATGGATTTTTTTACGGCTGTGAAGTAGAGTTCAATCTTTAGAATGCAAGGACCAAACACATGTATGGGAACCAAATCCAATGGTGCACGCTGCACGTCTTATTACAATGGACGAACCAACCCTGACGCACCGCACCTCAAACTCTGCGGAGTCCATTGGAACGTCTATGTCAAACGCATAGACCGAACCTTCAACAATGAACATCACCGAGAAGGAGCCTGCTTCAATCTTCATACGAACACTGGACGCTTACGATTCCGTTGGTGTCCAGAGCCGATTGTTGCCGACACACATCATTGTGTAGTTCATCAACCTCCTCGTATCATAGACCCTGAAGTTGAAATTGCACTGTACGAAGAGCGAATACCTGTGATGACCTATCGTGAGGTCATTGACGATGTGTTTCGACGCCCAGAACTTAACCGTGGAATACGACGCACAATCGCTGGACGCTACTATGCAAGAGTCAACCCAAATGCATGGCAGAATGGATATCCAGACCCGAACTTCGACGATTACTTTGCGTGGAGGCTCATGGGTGGACATGGACTTCCTCCACAAGAGATAGCTCAAGGACTTCCACGAGGAGAACTACGAACGATTGCCCAGGACCGGCAGAACGTTCACACGCGTGCCGTATCTCAACAGACCAACCGAGGATTAGAGACCCTGCTTGAGTTTCAACGAAGAACCAATACACCTATGCGTTCACCCGAATGGTTTGCGTCCAGATGGCTTCAACGCGGATATGGTTCATGGCTTGCGGTTTCACCTACCGTGACGGATATGATGCAGTGGTACAATCAACGAACCTGCAGAGAGAACAACGACCAACTCTATCGACGCACACTCGACGGTCTCTACTTGAAGATTAAGGGTCTCTCTTCCGAAGACACCAAAACAGAACTTTACAAACGCACCTTTGAAGAATGTTTTGAAAGCATCGGGTTGTGCTGTGACGGTCACATCAGTCGACTCTGTAATGTCTTGGTCGGTTTCGATGATGCGTTTACTCCACCGGTTGCGTTCGGTGAAGTACTTCAGAACAAGATGGCTGCTCTGTTTGCGATGGACATTCCGACCGAAGAGAAACTGATTCAAGCGATTGCATTCTTCAATGAATTCGCAGTGCCCGAAGCAGAACGAGCACCTTGGCTTGAAGCTTTCTAACTCTTAAATAATGAAGACTCGTCGTCTGAAGCTCAAAGCCATTCGCAAGAGCCATATTGCTGAAAAGAAGTTCGATGCAGTGTTTATCAAACCCGATGGACGGGAAATCGTTCAGCCGTTCGGACAAAAAGGATACTCGGACTTTACGAAGC